CATTCGAGAACCCCTACAAGTTTTTTTCTGCCTCCTCCTGGAGTTCCTCACGGAAAATCGCAGCATCTCTTGACATGTCAAAGACCTCGTTGAAGAATTCCCGAGACTCCGACAGAAGTTCTAATGCTTTCTCCTTGCTATAGATGATGGGCTTGTCGTCGTCGTCAACTAGACCTTCCCATCCCAGGAGAATAGTTTCGGCTACAGCTTGTCGCATGATCATCTCTGCTACATCTTCGGAGATTTCTCCACGGCGCATTCGCCGAAGATATGGACGTCGGATTCTGCGAAGTGCCTTCTCAAACTCCGGATTGTTCATGCGAGCAATCTTAACACGGAACCCAGGAGCATAGTCCGTCCAGACGCCGTCAATTTCCGCCTGCTTATCGCTCTTCAACTCTGAGAAGCGAAATCCTTCCATTGCTAATTCTCCTCCCCTTGTGCGTTTACGCATCAAACTTAGCAATACGAATCGTAACATCCTCGGTTGCGTGCCTGTATGCTGAAAACGCCATGTCAGCAATGATGTCGGTGTTAGCGCCACCAGCAACCCGCCGACCTGACGTGTATTTTACGCGCGGCATGTCGATAATGTAAACGTTCCCAGCTGTGTCCTCAATCTTAATAGAAAGAGAGGACGAGTCAAAGCCAAGATACTTGTCCATGATGGTCGCCGTGGCAAAGTACATTTGCAAAGTTCCTGACACACCAATTCGACCCTTCCCGACGCTAATAGGACCGAGCGTCCCAACTTGAACGCGGCCGCGCAAATTGTTAGCCAGCGCCAAAGTGAACGCCGTAATGCCAACACTGGTCATGTTTTCTAGCACGCCTTCCACATCTTCAACTGTGGTCATGACTTCTTTTGTTGGGGCAGCTTTAGCTGTGCCAAGACTAAGGCTGGTGGCTTCTGACGTTTCACTCTTGCCCATGAATCCCATTGTGCCGGTCATGATGCGCTCCGCAGTAATATCTAGCGAGAGCGTATCGACCATCATCCCAGTATAAAGCGCATACGTAGTTGTGAGGTCACTATACTGCCGCTCTATGCTGAACGACCGGCCGACAACGCCGTTGAGAATTTGTGGACCCATCGTGATAGTTACGGAATCACCCGCCGCCTCCGTTACAACTGTTCCGCCAGCAAGCACCATTTTTCCAGCGGCAACAGACACGATCTTGAAGTATCCGTTATTTGCTGACTCTGAGAACCCACGAATCTCAACCCATTGATTTGCAGCAAATCCATTCGTGATGTAGCCGTTACCACTATCATTGATGGAATTGTCACTGTCATCCATACTATGAGTTGTATTTGTGTCCTCAACCTCCGTACTCCAATCCGCAGAACACAACGCCGCCTTTAACAAGTCGTCGAATGCGTTGTAGGAAAGCTCAAAGTTTATATCGCCTCCAGCACGAATGCTCGTACGCACAACATCCACTAACTGGCGGTCGTCTCTAACTTCGTCGCTTTCAGCCGTGTCGGTATCCTGGCCAAGAGACTCACTTGTGAAACGCAGGTCTTTCATCGCTGTGTAAATTGTAACAGTATCGCCGACCTCCTCATCCGCCAATGTTTCTTCTACGACGAGCTCGTTCTCAGTTGCGCTGACCACGTGCTTGTATCCATTGTTAGCTGCCTCGGTGAACCCGCTAACAAGGATTAGCTGATTGGCTTTGAACACGCTCAAATCTTCCGTCTCATCCACGTATGCATTGTTCTTGCTAATGGTGATTGACGCACCAGAAGCTTCATCTACAAGGTCCGGTGTAGGCGGGTCCACTGTAATCTTGGTTGCCGATGTGGTCAAGACAACAAACGATCCATTGTTCTCAGAGTTAGTGCAGCCACTAACTGTGATGATATCGTTCACATTGAAGATGTCGAGCCCACTTGCAGCAGCAAACGAATCATCAGCAGTCTCGACGGTGATGGCACTTGAAGTTATTGAGTTTGCACCACTAACTTGCACCGTCGTTTTTTCAACTAAACTCCCAGTTGGTGAAACCCCAAACTCACTTTCTTCCACATATCTTATCGCTGTCTGATCTGCTTCCGACATGGCTCAATCTCCTTTACATTACTTAAGCAACATCATCCGCATAGAACGGGCAGATTACATTTATCTGCCACTCTTTCCCCGACCTTCCTTGGTAGCTAACATAGGGTGTATAGAACCTTACACTGTTATTTACCGTGGTTGCGCGAAAAGCACTTGATATTGCATCTGCTACCTCCCAAGCAGTTTTGTCACCTAAACCTAAAGGAACAAATATTTGTGCAATTGCCACTCCTGGCGTCCTGAATCTACTATTTGCGCCAAGTGATACTTGACGCGATTCCCCAGGACGAATGCTAAAGCGAATCCACAATGCATCTCTTGCTTTGAACCCTGGCGGCGTAGCTCCATCCAATCCTGTGGGCTTGACAAAAGCGCCATCGTTGTCGTATTGAGTTGGAATACCGTTGCCGTGTTCGTACCCAACTTCGATATTGTCATGAAAATGAGCTCTGATGCTGTTTGCTATTTCTTGCCACATGTTATTACCACGGCCAGTTCTTTATAGTTACGCATATCGTCGCTAAAAATGCGGCACCCGCAATAGCAATCTTGATGATTGCATGCGAGTCATTCCAGACACGATCAAAAAAACTAACCTTCGTGTTTACTTTTCTTATTCGACTTTTCATTTCTTGCATTTCGCCAAAATGCTCCTGACGCTGTTCTTCTACAAGGCCAGCAAGATCACCAAGTCTGGAGCAGCCATGTTCGTTCATTCTATCAAGATGCTCACCCATAACTGTGATTTTCCCAAGCATGATGAACATAACATCTGTCATCCAAGTAAACCACCGCACAGCCGCTGGCTCTATATTAGTAGTTCCATTCGGTGGAGGATTTGGAATGCCAAACTGGGTGAAATCACTCTTGCTCATTTGTGCTTCCTCCGCCACGCTTTATTTCTGTGGCTGGCAGAAATCTCTGCTGCTCTTTTGGTGCGGGAAGAGCCCACTACTCTTCCTGTGCTAATTTCTATTATCTTCCAGGGCCGACTCCCCGTTCCTTTTCTTACTATAACTGGCATTATCCAAACATACTCCTGAGCTCCGCAAATGTGATGGCAACCATTCCGGCGGGAGCTTGCCCAGAGTGGCCGTTCTCCAGCGGTAAAATGTACGGCACGTTGTTTGTAATGTATATAACTTGTCCTATCTTATTCAACCCCGAAATCACACGCTGCCCAGCAGCGATTGTTTCTCTCCCAGATTTATCTTTTCTATCAATTGCCCCCTCCGGGAAGCTATCCAACGACGTCTGCCAGTTACCTCTGGCATATCCCGTATCAACGGGTGTTCCCTTCACAATCCGACTTAGCAGTTGCATTCCCAGTTTCATTTGAAACGCTACAAACTGCTTTGGGAGCAACGTTGCCGAAAACGCAGCACACTCTTTATTAAATGCAGCTAAGTTTCTGACAGACATATTACTTTCTCAGCAACAATTCCCACAAAGCTACAAGTTCCCCAGTGTATATAGGATTTGCGTACTCAATTCGCCAAGTCATAGAATCAAACACGACGGCATATCCGTTTGTAGGTGTGAATGTTAGTCCACTTGCTGCAAGGTAAACCTGAACGTCTCCAACTTGGATCAAATCGTCTTTAACATATCCTTGTTTGTATGGTGCGGGCGGTGTTATCTTTTTTGTGTGACTGGTTACACTCCCTTCTGTTACATCGCCGGTCGTGGGGTCGTATGTTTTTGTGGCGGGGACTTGAAAGACGGCATCTTTCCCAAACTCCTCTAAGATTTCGAGGATTTCCGGAATGAGTTCCGTGTCTAGTTCAGTTACCATCTATGTTATCCCCGCACAATCTGCCCCGCCGGAATTATTAGTTCTCTTATCAGAGCATCTACCTTTGTGTAACGCTTGAACGGAGAACTTCCGGCAGTTCCATAGACTTTGCTGCTGCTAATTGGGCCAACCTTAACAGATTTGCTTTTCAGCAACGCCCCGCCACCAGCAGCCAGGTCCGGCATAATCTCCTCATCCAATGCTCGAAGTGCTAACTCAGCGCAAGCATCTTTTAGACACTGTGGAATCTCATCGCCATAGATAGCATATCCATCGTAATCTTCCACATCAAACCTCGGCCAGTCCAACGCCTGTGCACGCTCTGAGCGTACGCCGCGCCACATCATATTAAATCTCATATCGAGATATTGTGTGGCGCGACGTAACGCCTTTTCCTTATCTGCAGTTTCAGCACCAGACCAATCCGTGGAGTTTGTATGATTTGTGTTATAGGCATCTGCATCGTCCACTGACAGATAACTGTTAGCATCGGTTTTGCTTGAACCATCTTCTACAACCAGCGCCATTTACTTTATTCCTCCTCTTCTTCTCCCTCCAGCACTTTCTCAATGCGAGCAAGCAGCACGCGCTTGCTGCCTCTGGAATCAATTTTCATATCCTCGGCGACTTCTATTAGCTCGCTCTTTGTCATTTCAGATAGGAGTTTGCCCTCCTCCTCTGGTTCATTTTCAAGTGCTGCTGCTTTAACTTCAGGCGCGGGTTTGGGTTTAATCCTGTCTGCACGTTCCCACCCTGGCCGAGTAAGATAACGAGCTACGTCTTTTTCTGCAACTTTGCACCGTCCACCTGGCCCTACTAGTTCCACCAGCTTGTAAATTTCCATGATCACAACTCCTTGAGAAATCCCAACCGCCCACCCTTGTTATTGTTACATCTTTTGTTTAGAGCACGTAACCCCAGACTGTTGCATAACTGTCACCGACGTCACCAACACATGCAACCTCCAACGCCTTTGCATCGGTCAGCTTGATCGGCGTTGGGAACTTCTGGAACCACGTTCCCTTGCCAGACACCGCTGGATCACCAACGGCAACTTGCGCCATGATCGCATTATCATCCTCGTCCTGAAGTTTCAGGATTGCCACATCAGCCGCCGTGACGTTGCTGAACAACACAGCTTGGACGTAGATGGCTGTACCCGCCCCAGGCTTCGCAACGACTTGCTGGGGCGTGGCCTCAGCAGCAACCGCAGAGGCGTTTGTCGAGCAGAACGCCGTTGCATCAGCTGGCGCACCAACACCAATTGCCACTTGCTCCACAGCAGCTTGAATCGCCGTTACGGCTGTTTTCAACGTTTCGATATCTTCTGTTACGTCATTCAGCAATGTGAGCTCGGTTCCTGGCATTTCAGAACCTCCTTTCTGCTTCTATCTGGGGGAGGAACACTAACAATTTGTGTCCCTCCCCTTGCTTTTCTTTTTACCCCGCAAGTCTCATTGCCAGTTCCGGGCGGACGAGCTTGCATCCCCAAAGGATGTCGAACTCCCAAACCGTCTGCTTGTACTGGCGAGAAACTTCCAATCTGAGAGACAGACCTGTGTGAGGGTCTGTGATGCTCATTATCTTCGACCCGAGTTCCAAGTCGGCGGTGGCCACAGCCAACGGCCGAGTTGCAAATGCGAATGCGTCACGATGGAACACCATGTTAACAACATGCGTGTCCTTGACGGTTATCACCTCGTCATCTGCAACGGCTTCCTTCAGACCAGGATAGAACTCTAGGTCTGCAATGGCGTTTGTGTCGGCGGTGTAGTAACCTGCTGTTGAGCCGGATGTCGCTGTATACTGCGCGGAACTCTGGGTGCTAGCAACAACGACGTAGGTCTGCGCATGTGACGCAAAGCTGATGATGTCACCAACTTTGATTGTCCCCGTCAGAGACGCCGCCGCGCCATTGTCCACGTTGAGGTGGGTCGTCCCTGCGACACGATCACCCGCGGACCCCTCATTCACCGCGCAGGTTCGACCATTGGGCGTCTCACCATCGTCGATGGTTCCGGCGGTGTGCGTCTGAACGTGGTCGTCCGCAACCCAGTCAATGCCATATTTTCTGCCAATCTCACCTTCGAGCTTGACCTTGTCGGACATGATCTTTTCCGCATCGGCCATTGTGCTCAGAGCGAGCGCCTCAGCTTCAGCATCAAAGTCCAACACGCCACGCCGATCTTCGCGCGGGCAAAGCTGCTGGTTGAGAATCTTCCGCGCCTGGGTGGCCGACTGCACATCAACGCCTGTCCCGAAGGGCGTGGTGCCTGCTGTGCCATACCAGCCATAGACGCCGAGGACGTCGTCCCAATAGCAAAGGTGAATTGACTCATTGACGGCGTTAGCTAGCGCCTTTATTGCTTCACCCATTTGCTGCGGCAGGAAATGAGCATCCCTGTCGATTTCTGTTAGATTCTTGTCGGACAAATGGAAGCCCTCAGCTTTTTTCCACTTGTCCAATGACACGGACACAACCCCAGGCGTCGTAGCTGTGGGTGCTGGCGGTGTTTCAGCTGGGGTTACATCTGACGCAGTGATTGCAACTGGAACGGGAATGTTGATAGTATCCCCCTTCTTCGCAGCATCTGCGCCATAATCCATGTTGACCAGCCGAGGCATGACGCATCGCTGCCGAAGCGTCAAGAGACCTCGTGCTAGTATCTTTGGCATGATGTTGGTAAGTGTGTTGGCGGTTGTTGACATTCTCCTATTCTCCTAAATCCACGGCGACTTTCCCTTCGGCAATTTCCTGGAGAAAATCACCAGAAGCCGCCTCTTCTCTTGTGATAGTCCTAGGTGCTCCAGCGCGCCCAGGTCCCCCTGCTCCTGCGGTGCCTGCGCCTGCTGCTCCTTCACCTGCTCCGCTCCCTGTCGAGCCCGTGCCTTTGAACGCTGGAGCGTACTCTTCCTGCCCTTTCAACTCCTCAACAAAGTCGGGAATTGTCATAGGATTGCCCTGACCATCCCCGACACGTGGATTGCCGTCTTTGTCGATCACCTCTGCGATGAACCGGCCATCCTCTGTTTTGCGCATCCGTGTATGACGCTCCACAATAGGGAGCAAGAGCGCCACAGAACCTCCCGACTTCTGCAAAGCCGTGATAGCTGCGTTAGTAACTAGGTTCTTTTGGAGTTCGGTGCTCAGCGTATCGCGTTCTTTAGCTATCGTGTCCAGCTCGCTCTTGTGTTTTTCTAACAACTGGCTTTCGCGAACCTTCATACGTTCCGCAACCTCTTTGCTTGGGTCCCAATCGGCCATTTCTGCAACCTTCTCCAGCGCTTCACGCGCCTTCGTTGGGTCCAAGTCGCCAAACGCAGCAAGCCGCTCTGCGGCTATTTTTGCGTTACCTCGCTCCTTCTCCAGACTGCGCGTCAGTCCACTAACATCGGTTAGTTCAAGAGAACCGGCAGGCGTAACATCCAGCACAAACTTGCCATCGTCACGCTGCTTGTACTCTTTTGCAATATCCTCAGACAATCCGTCTAAGGAATCAACAACAGCTAGCAAAGCCATCTTGGCTTCCTTTCACTTTCTCAAGGGCTTCTCGCCACAAGACGCAGCTTCCCGCCACGATTTCCAGCACTTTACTGTCAGACGCTGTGCTCGCGTCCGGCTTCACGCCATTCACACACACAAGTAACTCTCCCACCTCCTTTCATCCTATTTTACTATAGTTATCATTGAGTTATATTTCGTGTGATTTTCACTTTCTCTTTTTGAATCTAATGCCGCCATCATCTGGGTACGCACTTGAATGATCGAATTCGCCAATCAGAATCTCACTCGGAATGCCATCGGGGAACGCCGCACATGTTATGCCGTTGGCGTAAACATGCACACATTTGTTGCATTTACCTTGGTCAATTGTAATATACGCTAAATTGCTGTCACAGAACCTGCTGCCAGTCATCAGATTTCTTCTAAAATCATTTTTGCAATGGATATTTGCCTATCTTCAACTGTGCTAAATATCGTCTCGATGGCAACCGATTTTACCCGATACCGCGCGCCTTTCCGCAGCAATACTTCCATCTGCTCGGCACCAACGTTAGGAAGGGCAACTCCGGTTTTGTTTACCCTGATTTCAAATAAAATGTTTTTAGTGAATTCCCCAACTTCCTGCGCTGTTGCGTATTCAACCGCTGTAGCATAATCAGCGCTCGCACTGGATATGGCATCCCATTCTAAAGTTTTTGACTTGATTAGCGCTTGATAGGTTTTATTATCTAAACGGCTCAAGCCCCGCCACAAGGTACCTTTGTATGGCGACGAGCGGTCCAGCGCTCTATCCAAACGTGCTACTTCCGCTTTAACTTTTTTCATAGCGGCCTTAGGCCAACTTCTAAATCTAGCCGCTTTATCTCCAAAACGTTGATAATCCCTAATTACCCACGCCGACTGCGTGTATTCCCCCCCTATTTCCCAGCCGCCATCCCAATGTGATATTGCTCTGCGCTCAGCAGTAGAAAGTGACTTAAACCATTTTTCGTCGTGGCTGTATTTTGGGGGAGGCTTATATACCTTAGCCTTCTTAATTGAAATGGGCTTAATCTTCTCAGCAATTGTAGTTTTTGGGACTTGCCCAGGAGTCATAATGATGGCGCGTTTCGTTTTAAGCTCCACTATATCGTTAACAACATCTGTAATCTTCAGTGTAATTTTCTTTTGCTGGAGCGGGGAAGCCGTGCTTAATTGCTTGAAAAGGTCGTCGCGCTTTCCCGACAGCTCTATCAACTTTTTATCAATTGTCGCACTGGGCGTGACTACTCCAACGCGCTTCGGAGGTTTTACTACTTTTTCCCCTCGAACCGCTCTCGCCAAGTCGTCAAACGAGTCTAATTCTTGCATTGTTTCAAGGCGGAATGAACCCAGCCCTTTTCTATAATACACGTGCTGGCCCTTGACAACGACCGTATGTGTCTGTGCTCTGTTCTTTTTTGCCCAGTTCAATTTCCGTGCTAGCGATTCCTTGTGCATCGTGATTTTATTATGTTTGCCGTCGATGATTGTTTTGACCTCAATCCCGTGCCGTCGCTTGTTTGCTGTTAATATAACGTCCATAGGATGATTATCACCCGTGCGCTTGCCTTTCAGGGCACGGGCGACAACCTCCTCACTCTGAGTTGCTATACGCTCTTTCTCCTTACTCATAGGCACGTGAGAATCAAGCGCCCGCTTAGCTTTTATACTACAATAGCGCTTGGCCATTATTATGCTGCTTCCCCGTTGCCAACAATTACAACGTCGCTGTTCATGCAGCGCCGTTTGATTAGTATAACCAGATGATGCATCGACGATCTCACAGAATGTTCCTCTGCTGGCGGAAGTTGCACCAACTCATCTAACAACTGCCGCGGCGTTACGCAATACCCATGTGCAAGCAGTTCATTAATGCAAACTGTTCCGGCCTGGCTTAAGTGGTCGTACAACTCCTGCAATCCTAGCGTAGACGCCAGGTCTGCAATATAACCATTTTCATCAGCTAAGTAAAAAGACATATCTTAAAATCCACAAGGCCCAGACACCTTCCGTATTCTGGGCGTCCTACTTAATGCATCCTTAAACTTTGTATCTTTGTCGAACACCCCGGATTTAGCACGGAGTTGCTTTAGTGTTAGCGTGCGACCTTTGGTGTCCACAAGTTGTTTTACGTTTAGACGACCCTGGCGAAACATTCGGGCTCGCGTCACACCCAGAGCTTCATTCTGAATATGATGAGGCTGTTTCTTCAGCCACGAGCCGTATGTCTCTTTTGCAGATACTTGTCCATCCATAGATGCCCGCGTTCCTGGCGGTGCCTCCTTGAGGTCAATATCTAACTCTTTCCATGACTTTAGCACTGGTACCACCGTTGTGCGGCACTGATGGTGCCCTGGAGGACGCCAACCTTCCCCAACAGGATAAACTTTCCCATCCTCCGCCATGCACATAGGAGTTGTGCGGTAGTCTAATGTTGCTACTATTTGTTCGCCCTTAATTACTTCTATGTTCTCTTGAGCAGTCATCCCCCGCGCGTGTGTGCTCACGTGATTAGCTGCTGTGCGAACAGTTGCCCTTACGTTGCGGCGAATTGCGCCAAACGCCCCGTCGCCAAACGCGGCAGCGCGTGTCCCCACCAACCGCCGAACAATTGTATCTACGGGTTCTCCTTGTGCTATTCCAATACTCAACTGGCGTGTTATATCACGCTGCGCCGCCTTGCCCACGCCGTCCCACCACTTGCTCAGCAAGGCCCCTTGCATCGGCCTCGAAGTAAGAATGCTATGTAGCCTCCCCACATTGGGGCTAACAAAACCAAGCCCCATTCCCTTCGTTGCGGCACGCAACGCACGTGTTTGCCACTCAGCTTCGGTAACTGCAAGACCCTTCAAGTCTTCGCGTAGAGTTTTTCCCGCATCCTGAATCCCTGCGCGGACCGTCTCATTTGTGCCAGCTATCATTTCTCGCAATCGCTTAGTTGTTGCTGGTCCCCGGTCCCAACCATACTGTTTGATCCTACGCAAACGACCCTCCAGTTTATCCACAGCGTCAGGCAATACATCGCGATTTAGAAACTTAATAATCTTGTTGACTTCTCCGGCGCTGAATCGCTCCAATGTGTGCCCATGAATTAGCGCACGGTCTAAGAGGTCTTGATTAACACTCTTGGTATAGCGCCGAATCTTACGTCTTAGAAGCGTCACTGCCATTTCTTATCTCTTAGGCGCCCGGAAGCGGCCACCACCCTTTGCACCAACGCGAACACCATCACGAAGTCCACGCCTTGCAGCGCCAGGATAGCGCCCTCGACCGCGTCCGCCTCCATTGTGCAGAGGACCATTTGGAGGACATTTGCTACTCTTTCTTGTTGCCATTTTCATCTAACTCCTGTAAAATCTGCTACTAATGTCGAGAGCATCCGACGACTTCGGCTTGCTTGTCTTGCCTTTAGATGCTGGTTTGCTGCGAGATTTTGATGCAACTTTTGACTTATTTGATGTAGAGGACTTTTTTGCTCTCGCGCCGTTCTTTACGCTTCTCTGAGTGACCCCCACTAAATATCTGGCCTTGTCCGAGGTCTCCTTTGCCAACTTGGCAGCAGCGGTCTTAGCTGCCTTAAGTCTTGCAGCGTCGTGCATGATTTCCTCAGCAGACGCCAGCACGCCAGCGTCAGATTCTGCTTCCCACTCCGCCTCCTGTTTAGTCTTTGCCATTATCGTTTCCTCCGCTTAGGTTTCTTTTTCAAAGATGGATACCGCTTTGTTACCGCTGCGCGAACACGTTTCTTTTCTGACGGCGTACCGGACTGCGCCACGCGCGCGAGCGCGTTTCGTGCGTGTGCTATATCATGGATGGGATACTTGCGCTCACGTTTGAGGGCAAATGATGTTTTAGGTAGCTTCTTGCGCCGTTTGTAACTTAGCTTTGCCACTATTATTCTTCCTCCATTTCTTCCTCTTCCTCTTCCTCTTCAGGAACACCAACTAATGCCAGCGCAGGGCCCTCGTTCTGCGTTGCGGCGATTTCCTCGTCAACATCCAAGGTATCTGTTAGCAAGCCACGGCGTTTGACTTCTCGCAGGAATGTCTCGTGCGTAATGTCTCCTCTAGCGCGCATCTGTATCAAAGCCTTGACGTCATCCACGACCTTCGTGGTAATGCCAAAGTCGCTGAAGATATCTACCTTGAAATCCCCAGGCAGTTTCACCTTCGCCCATTCAGCAGCCAGTTTGTAACACTGGAGAAGAACCTGCTCCACAGACCGAATCCACATTTGAACGTCCGTCTGTGTCCGACTTTCATCGAGCGCGCGAGCGGTAGCTGTTATGCCACCAGTACGTTGTATTAATGGCTGCAAACCTAATACTTCCATTCGCTCCTCGAGTCGCCGTAAATCTTCCTCACCCAGTCCGATTGCTGATCCAGTGTGCTCTACATATTCCAGCTTTGCATCTGGGTTAGAACTCCTTACTGTGCGAGTTGGACCCACCACAATAGGCTTTTCCATTTCCTCTGCGGTAAATCCAGCGGCGAACAGAATGCCCACGCGAGCGAGTCTGAGAAGGCTTCTCTGGTCACTCATGCTCTGCCAATGTGCTAGATTCAGCCAGGCTAAATCTTCCAGCGGCGGCAACCCCGTCATATAGCCTAGTTTATTTGTGTAGCATGTGAGCAATGGGACTCGCCCAAATGTGTGGTCTCCCTCATCAAACAAAACGTACTCTTCCTCGCCGGGCTCTTTTCGCCAGAGCTCCCACGTGGTCTCAGTGTAGACGCGAATGATTTCTACAGTCTTATCAAGGTAATTTCCGACATCCTCAACTCTTTGTTCATATATACGCACTTGCGATAATGCAGGAGTTCCCAGACCCTCTTCCCGCCTCACACGCCAGCCATAGAGTTGTGGTGGAGGCACATGCACAAACGTCGGCCTAGCTGACAGAGATTTCTCATCTGCGACCGATGCGCCTTTCGGGACTCTGCTATAATCCACCAGAATATGCGTAAGGCCATAGTTAACACAAGCTGTAAACACATCGCGAGCAAATTGCGTAAGATCGCGCCCTGTTCGGTCTACATCCTCTTCTATTGCTGATAGCCGGTCAGGCAGCGTACCCTGTAACGTCACAGGTTTACTAAACGGTTTGCTTGCCAAGCGGCGAACTGTGTCTCTATACGCATTGTAGAGATAGCTGCGGCGCAGTCTGAGCGCGTAAAGCCCCATTGTTTCCGCAGGTTCGCGAGGAAGCCACTTGTCCTCAGCTGCCCGCATAGCCTTCGTTCCGCCGAGGAGGTCTTGAATTAACTCCCAGTAATCCGCCATGACTTCATAGGCGGAGTTCTTAGCATCTACTGTGTCAGGTTTATCTGCCATGTCCCACCCTACTATACAGTAGCAGCCAACCCAATAAGCGGAATAATCGCTCTAAGCACGTCAAGCAGCTCTATCGCTAGATTGCCCGTGACCTTTGCGTTCTCCTTTGCTTCTCGGAACTCGGCGTACTTTTCTGAACCCTGGCGGATACTCTCCGTCAGTTTCCGGACTTCAGTTCCGTCAAGGCTTGGGCCTAAGCTAATCAAATCCAAAGGGTCCACCAGCTGCCCAGTTCCATCTACGCTCAGTGCATCATACGCCACGACTTTGGCAGCATCCAAAACTTTGGAAGCAATGTCATCCAATGCCTCAACAACCGCGGGTCCCATTGCTACATTTGCAGATGCAGGCATTTTCCTCTCCCTACTTAGAAGTTGCCGGTCTCAAACTCATCATATAGCTTTTCCACTGCTCTCGGACGTTGCTCATGTAAATTGCTAGGTTTCTACCGTCTGCAATGACCATTCGCATGATGCGAAAGTTTTCCTGCTGGTCATCGTAAGCGTCCCGCGCCAGCTCTTGATTCTGCAAAATCTTTTCCCTTATTGTGGAGGCTTTAGCAAGACGTTCTTGCACCTGCGCTATTGTAACTTTTCCATCTGTTGATGCCATTTGCAAACCCATCAGAATCGCTGGGTCCACTTTTGCTAGATTTTCAGCATACGCATCCAGCATTGCACTGTGTGTCATGTCGATGTACTTAGAAGCATCAGCAAGACGCTCCTCAAGCAAATCGTAACTCATCACAAATACAGGATGCCCACCAGCACAACCCGACAACATCAACAACGCAACCGCCCAGAACACAACGAGCGCAGCAGGCCACACCCACGCAAACTTTTTCATTTTGTTCATCTCGTTAACTCCTCAAGACAAAGTTCCCGCATTCTATTGTAATCCACTCCTGGGTGGAGACCATACGCCTCAACCTTTTCCACAGTCGCTAAATATCTTTGGTCCCACACTGCGCGGATGAACCCCTCGCTTGCGAGAGTTTCTACAAGGCCATTTTCGGTTGGAATAATCAAGCACATTTTCCTGTTAGAATCAAACGGGTTCCCCCTAATATCATTCAGCGCATAATTGAAGTAGAAATCCACGTCGCTATAGAGGCATTTCATGAACTCTTCGCGGTGGACTTCATATGTAATCACGTCCGCGAACGGATAGCCGTATTTGCCTGTGAGCTTTCCAGCTTCGCGTGCGCGTTGATTGAAAATGTAGTTGCGCTCTGTCATAATCCAGAAGCTAATTGCATTGCGGACATCGCTGTTTTCCCAGTATCGGCTGTGAATAGCAGCAAACCACTTTGCACCGAGACTTATGCCCAACTCCCAGAACGGCCTGAGTGCTTCTAGGGTTTCGCCTTTCGCCTCATCCCACGAATACAACCATATTTGCTCTGCGTCCAGCGCATCATAAGCCTGATGCAGTTTTTCTCTAACGTTGCATCCAATCCATCCAGTTAGATTGTGATAATCTGGCGCAGCACCATGAACAAAACGCCACATTTCGTAGTTCAACATTCCAGTGAGCATCGGATTGCTTTCGTCAAGCCCATATCTTTTTCTATTAGCAAGAATTGCTTCGATGGCTTCAAGAGCTACTGATGGACAGGTTGAACGCGATATTCCTGCGCGCTCCATCCATTTGTGCACCATGCTCCATTTACCTTCATAATACTTGTCCACAACATATATTCCAGGCTTCACCAACGGCGGGTTCAGTTCGATGTTGTGAACAGTAACTTGCAAAGGAATCCGCCGAAGTGTCTGGCCGCCGACCTTAAGACATATCTCACCTTCAGCGGATTCCGTTAGGATAAAACTAATCCATGCTTTGCCTTCTCGACGTGCTATAGGTTCCCGCACATCAAATAATTCATCACTGCCGTCGAGTGCAGGATTATTTAGCAAGAATCCACGTTTGGAAATCCACCGTGCTTTTGCTGTGAACGTTCCTAAATTATACTCAACAACAACGGGTATGGTTCCGCGCACGTCCAATGCAAAACTAATCGGCTCGCCCTTCACGCCAGATACTTCAATGACCTCCGTTGCGGCTGCATCATACGTCACATACCCATGCCCACCCCGCGATTCGCTGCTGTTGATCCTATCAGCCACTGCTGCGAGTTGTGAGTTTGTGTCCAGTGCAGTTATCTCGTAACTTTTGAACCGGACGACTCCTGAAAACTCTTTGCTGCTGTCTATGGGATAGCTGGCAAACCAGAAATCGCCTACCGTGGAGTACTTACCTACTTTGTCCTCATACTTGTAGTCCGTGCTAATTTCATGTAGCCCAACTGTCAGCTCGTGCACACGACCGAACTGAATGCGGAAACCGCAGTTGTTTAAGCTAACCACTTCTATTGACAAAGTTCCTTCTGGGAATGCCGCCGCAATCGGCTGAGGCGCGTCAAGCAAAACGTAATGACCAACCATCCTGCCAGAAGTACCCGACCATGATAGTTCATGTGAGTTGCGGTCGGCGGATAATTCATAACTGTTCCAGTTCTCTGGCAACTGCCCCAGCCTGCCAATGTTGTCTACACGCACGAAACAATCCCGCACGTGCAGTCCATTTGCATCCCACGGGTCCCAGTTCCACGACTCGTGGAACAACACAATACGCTTTGGCGGTGGCTGCTTTGGTGATTCGACAGGCGTTAGAACGAGCGTTCCCGCAGCCTCATACTCTTTGTCGTTGATGATAATATGGAACCCGCTCACCGAACCGCTCCACCAGCATTTTGACAACTACGAGCCCAGAGTAACAACGCAATGACCGCTATTATAATCACCCACGCAATCATTCCATCGAACATGCCACCACCTTCGCGCTTGTTCATTGCTTATTTAGCTCCCACATCCTCACTTGTCTTGTCGCTGTCGCGAGCTAACAGCAGACCAATACCTGCAATGACCGCCGGAATGACCACTGCCCAATCAACAGATGCCATTCCACCTTCTGCCAACTGGGTAAGAACACTCCCCAGCGCAACCAGAATTGCCCCGAGGCCGGCAACCGTTGTTTTCCAGCTCCGCATCGCTGCACTCTTCATCTTACTTCTCCTTAACGTAAGTGAACTTCTGGAGCTTCTCGTATTCCGACAGCAATAGCATGTCTAGCATCAAATGCTATTACCGATTGAAGTGGTGTTTTCTCCTTCGTAAATCCCATTACCTCTGTTATTGTTCTCGACTCTATGCTGTCACCATCACGAAAAAGCATGGAGCGGCGAATCTCTGCCGCTCGCAGAGCAGCTATTCGTTTTGGTAAGTACACTTCTATTTGCACACCCCTACCGAGTGCAACCCACAGTTGCCACCATTCATTTGAGTCTGAGTCTGAGTCTGAGTCTGACATATTACACCAACCATTCTTCTACCTTTGTGACGTGCTTCATCACAGGCCATTTGTCCGCAATGTAATAACCGACTGCATCGCTGATGTGTGTGAGAGCATCACCAGGCTGTTTATTGATTTCACCCGCCGTACCCTCTTTGATGACGACACCTTCTAAATCTAGCACGACGTGAGGAGCGTTATTAGCATCCACAAGCATACGAATCTTCCCGTCGGCTGTTTTCAGCCTTGAGTTAACTGCGTTAATCCGCACGCGCTCTCGAGGGTTGCTTCTGGCGACTCTAGGATACACACGCCCAGGAAATGCTTGCTTCAACATGGGTATAAGAATGTCCCAATCACTGCCCATTACCTTTGCAGTTCCCTTTGCGCCCCCTGTTGCATCACCATAGAGCAAAACCCGCCCTTGATGCTTTTTCCACTCATCAATTAGTTTGCGACAAATCATCGGCGTATTACTATTATGTGGAATCCAGACCTCGCCGATTACCGCAGTAAAGTTGGGCATCACATCTGGCCGATTCCACGTTGGCGGTTTCTCTTGCTCTTGTAGAACAGCGGCCACCCCTGGCGAAACGTTAAAGTCAAAGCAAAATATCAAATCCAGCTTCGGGTCATAAGACAACGACTCTCGTGCATGCTCGGCTCGCATGAATGTATAATACGCACGGCCAGTGAAGTCTACGAATGAACCTCGGTACTCCTGATTAAAACTACGTTCGTCCATGTCCGCCTTAGCGGATGCTATTTCATCTGGGTCGATGATTTCCTCACTCGGCCAAATATAATAGCCCCAATCAGTGTTTGCCGGGTCCTGCGCGAACTGCGCAAGATCGTAATAATGATTGCGACCCTCAGGAACGCCGATCAGCCACGCCCAGCCGGGCCGTCCAGGTGTGCTCAATGCTGGGCGAATGTGCTCATACCAAACGTTGGGTTTCATATTGCCAATTTCGTCGGCAATAATCCCATCTAGCGGTGGCCCTTCAATGCGCTCTGGGACGTCTAGCCCCATGACATTGATTTCTGCACCATTGAATAGACGAATGGTCAGCTCGGTCTCGTGTGGCTTTCCGACTATGGCATCGCTGGGAACTAGCAGCTTTGCATCGCGCCAGAAAATGTGCTTTGCCTGTGCGTGTGTAGGTGCTGCGAAAACAAACCGACCATCCGGCCAACGCGTTTCGCTCAGGGCCTGCTCAATCAGATATCGCTTTGCTAGCTCCGTTTTGCCAGAGCGTCTCCCCGATGGAACCACCCGAAATCGCTTTGTGCTATTCAAAAGCTCTTGCTGGACGGGATGATATCGCAGTTGTGTCCATCTTGTAGGAGGTTCAGCTATTAGCATCTGGTCTGCTCCGATTGTTTGCCGCGTTCATCTGCGCTCTAACCCGCTCGGCCTTTTCTTCAATAGATAACTCATTTGCGTCGTCGGATGTGAGACCTTCGAGCGCATTAAGCTCCTTACGTGCAGATAGTCGCTGCTGCCAGGGCACTGCAGGATTATTTATGACATCCCTCAGCCATTGCCTAGATTCCTCGAGGGGGTCGGGCTCATCGCTGGCTGCGTCCGTCTCACCTAGTATTTCTGCAGCTTTCGCTAACGCCTCGTGACGGGATTCGCTCTCTCTAAACCCACCCTGCCATGCCTGCTCTATGGACGGTTCAACTATCTTCCCAAAACCCACGTTCCACAGCATTTCCATGTGTGCTTTGCTGCCACCAGCTGCGAGTACAAAAAGAACACTTATGACAGTATCAAAAAACGTGTTCTCATTTGGGTCAAGATCAATCCCCCTAGCAAGACTTGCCATTGTTGCGTTGCTAGATGCAAGTCGGTCTCCAATTCTGCAAACGCGTCCCTTCAGAACTGCGCGCGTGCTTAGTTCTCCGATTTCCTCCAGCGCGCGCTTAATTTTGGCGTTGAGCTTCTTCGCCTCATAAGCTGGCGTAAGCCCAGATTCCTTCTCAGGGCGACCACGCTTTCTCTTAGAACGAGGTGGCGGCTTTTTCTTTGTTTTTACCTCCGCCGTCATTCTATACTCAAAACAAAACTGCAACTTAGAAAAAATAGAGTTTACACCTCTCCTCACCTCTATTATAGGCAACCACTTGTAGCTTAACAGTTTTTCTAACACTTAGCTATCGACATAAGTCCTTTACCCCACAAAGACTTAAAATTTTGGAATTTTTTTTATTTTTCATACCTGGAAGGCCGAAAAAGGCGTCTAACCGAAATCCCGAATATTTTCCGCACCCATCTATCAGCTCTTATCCATTTCCCGCCAGTTTTCAGCGCACCTACGAGTCCAACAATATGCTGCCCAGTCAATCTATTCACACTCCGGAGTATAACCTCATCGTCCCTTCCACCAAACTCAATAAACACCGCACCACCATCACTTCCTTCAGCAGCCTCTTCCATTGCCGTCAATATATCTATAAGCGTCCCCCTGTGCAAACACACAGAGCCCACCCTGGCCTTCTTCCGCGCTTCTTTCATAGCATCCTGCCACTTGAGAAACCCTCCCCTCACAGGTCTACCTTCCACACGCTGTATCTTTCTTTTCCCCACCGTCGTAAACTCTACACCCTCCGCGCTGCACTTCGTTATTTTACAATACCCACGCCCACCCCCAGCAGACCCTACGGCCCTCATATTCCTAACCGCTGTATCAACAACATCTAGTTCTACCGATACATCCATTCCTTCAACATTCTCATCCCCCGCCACCTCTGGAAACCTTACCCTCTCCGTGTCTACCGGCCCGACAGCCATAAGACACCGCCCGTTTGTCGCTACGCTCGACCCATCATACGCAAAATGTACGCATGACCTAATCCGGTCCTTCGGATCCTTCGACGCCACTTTCCGAACTGTTAGGTTCCCTCTACTAAACAGCATCCTCAAAGCCTCCTTCCCGCGAGCAAGCCCGCCCTGAGTGTCTCATTCTCATAGTGTGACACTGCCTCGCGTTTCACCTTGAAAACCTCCTAAAGCTTGTTACCTTCTCCAGCTTCCACCCTTCCCTTCGCAGCTTTTTTATCCCTCTGCGCCACACTCCATCATCCACTCGCCACACACGTACAAGCCGCCAGCCGAGCCGATTCTCTCTGATCGCATTCTCAATATCAATCCCAAATACCTCTAATGTCTTGTTCACACCTTCACTAATCCGAAATGGGCATGCGACCATTAATTCCTTAATTCGCACATCATATCTAACCGCAAATACGAGGCGAGATCCACCGTCTCCCCAACTGCTCCGTACTATGTACTTTTTTCTCATTGGAAGTACCTCCATCCCCCATCTAAAACGCCCTCCTCCAGAGGGGAGGGTACCCTCTCTTCAAATTAACTAATTCCCTCCTTGCGCGTAAGAGCTGAAAGAAAACGCCCTCACTCATAGGGGCTCCCCTAAAATCCTCTCTCCCCATCTAAAACGCCCTCGCTCATAGAGGTGTAAAGAGGGGTCCCCCCCTCTACTCTATATGAGGGCGTTTTGTCTAAAATGCCCTCATGCATAGGGGTCCCCGCCTCCACAACTATAGTCACCACAAGCACTTACATGAATCTCCCCAACTACCGGAAAAACATCCAAAACGCCCTCATGTGGTTTCTCTCCGCCTCCCAGCTTCCCGACTTTCCCCAAAGTTAGTACTATAACTAATATTAGAAACCTAAAATCAATACCATTATCGAGGGCGTTTTGACCACACATCCCACCAGCCCCAAAATATCACCCAACCGTCCGACCACCCCCAAAAATCCCATTTCCCATCACTCGCCACTCTGCCCACAAAAAGATATTCCTCAAAACGCTCCCCGCCATCCCCGCCATCGCCGCCATCGCAGCCGCCGCCACCACCACCATGTACGAGCACGGGTTCACATCCAGGATTGAGCACCCGAACAATCAGACGTTTAGAGGTCATAATACGCCCACGCATACTCCCATTCACACACCGCCCCATGTACTTAATTTTCACCCTGACGCACCCCCACCTCGTATCTTGCTAATTGCCGACCCTTTTAGTCTCCGCACATCAGCTACACCAATCCCCATCTTCCGCGCTGCTCTAGCATCTCCAAACTTAACTGAATAATGCAGAGCATCCCACTCAACATCTAACAAATCTAGCCTTTTCCCTCGAGTCGACGCCTTCGCCTCCATCTCCGCACCCGCCCCCGACTCTGCCGCTTCTACCACTTCCGCCAAAACAGCGCGGGCACGCTCACCGCTAACGCCAATCTTCGCCGCTTCAACATTCCAATTAACATCTTTTACATCAACCCCCAGCTCTGCTGCACGCCCTCTCATTTTCTTCCAAACAGACCTCACCCCTCTCCGTAGAGTGTCACCTCTTCTAAGCTCGCTGAGCATTGCCGCCTCGATGATAATAGTGGCCCACGTAGAAAACCTAACGCCCTTCCCACCAGAAAATGTCCTGGCGGCCTCCACCAGACCCAAGTATCCCGCAGCTATAACATCATCTCTGTTGCTCAAACCATGCCCAGCGCTCCGCAAAAGACGCTTCCCAACTGCCCCCACCAATCCTAAATGTTTTTCAATGCGAATGGTCATTCTTTATCTGCCGCAAAGCTTCTTCCACCACCCCAGGATGCCTCACGTGACTCTCAACCTCCCGTCCTTCGGGTCCTATAAGCGTCACAACCTGAGCTCCCGCCAGAATTGGCCTCTTGCAAAAGAAGCACCGCCGTTCCGCACCTTTCCGAACTAAACTTCTCCAGTCAATGTCATTCATTCTACTACTCCTATTTCATCAAACTCAACCACGCGTGCCTTTATTCCCAATCGCCGTTTCATTCTATCTACGCTTCTCAACGCTTCGCCAGGATGTCTGTATATCTGGTGGCGAAATCCCACGAAGTTCTCATTGCTGCATCTATGACACTCTGCGAACGGCGTCCCCACCCCATCTACCAAAAACTCGACTAGATATATCTTCATAAGCCTTTATATCCTTCTAACCCGCCGACCCACACGTTTCACACGCCTCCTGCCCGTGCCCGCGAATTGCCTCCTTGCATATTCGATTCTCTTTCGTGCAATTTCGCAGTATTCTTTATTTAACTCTATACCAATGAAGTTAAACCCCTCTTCAATACAAGCCATACCAGTTGTGCCGCTGCCCATGAATGGGTCTAATACCGTTCCGCCCGGTGGGGTAATGAGACGCACTAGATACCGCATAAGCGATAGTGGCTTGACTGTTGGATGATTATTCCTAACTCGCACAACTCGGTTTATGCCCCCTTTATCGTACTTATCGTCTCCCCGCTTTATAGCTCCTTGAGCTCCTCCAGACATTCCATACAGCCGTTTGTCTATGCTTCCAAGCCCGGCTTCCCGCTCTTTCCGCGACGCCTTCGCGCAGTAGAAGAAGCGGGAGGCACCGCCACCGCCCAAATCCAAATTGAAATAATTCGTATTGCGCCCCGGAACCCACGGTATTACTCCCATCGACGAGCGTTGTTTATCGCGTTTATCGCGTTTTGTAGGTTTCCCCGTTTTCTGATAACCACTCTGCTTATCTAGCATTCGCCCCGCTTCTTCGTCGAGGATAACGTTCGCGGGCTGGCGTCCTCGCCTTGTCTTAGTTTTACCAGAATCTTTCCAGTTCTCACGACATTCCGCAAAAGGTCCGTTACGCAGATGGACAGTTATCTCGTCGGATCCAACTCTGCATCCATCTATATTAATAGCACCCGTCCCCCATCTTAGCACATTCGTGGCGATGTTTTTGTTCCAGAGTGGACTCCGCGCAAGACATATAGGCTCATTGGCAGGTTTGAGTCCTGTGCCCCAGCCGTCCCATTGCTTCGCGGCGGGGGTGGCGGGGAGGGTGACATCTGCGCTAACTTCTTTGCGTGGGCCAACTCGCAGCTTTAGCGCGTTGCCGCCGCCCTGAATCATTGTCCGCTTCCCCACCACTTCCCGCTTCACCCCCGCTGCTTTATCAATTGCCTTGCTGATATCTAGCGATTTTGGAAATCCACTGCCATATATCCACTGTATTTGATCCCGTATCTCGAATCCCGCGTCCTCGATAGCGCAGGCCATTCGGTGATAAGTTCGCGTCCCGCCGAAAGAAAGCAGGTGGCCGCCGGGCTTTAGAATGCGCAGAACTTCCGCCCACATTTTAACATTGTTAGCAATGCCGGTTTTGTCCCATTCCTTCCCCATAAAGCCGAGTTCGTATGGTGGGTCTGTCACAACCGCATCAGCAATGTGCCCAGTCATTTCTAACATAATTTCTAGGCAGTCACCGTGAATAATGTTAAACGAATCTTGCATACTTAGATCCTTTCTGCCCTGCGCACAGCGCGTCAAGATGCGCACCAGCGGGCAAGTCCCTGATTTCTTCGCGCGTGATTTCACGTAACGTTTTCATGGTGTTCCCCTTTCAATTCTCCGCACTCTCCTAGCCTGCACCTTACAACTAGGACAAGTCGGTTTCCACTTGTAACGTTCAGGGAACGAAGAAGACATCAACAGTTGCCAGAGATGTCCGCAACAGGTCCACTGGCGCAACCGCCAGTATCGATGCCGCGTTTCAGCAAGTGTTTTCACGACGTTCCTTCTGCATTCAACAAACTAGCAATACGCTCGGCGTCGTCGGGAACCTGTGCGGGTTGTCATTCGGCTTTGCCATCGGCAGCCTCCTCCGCATCCAACGCCCAGCTATCAGCAATGGCGGCGCAAAAAGGTCTCCCGTAACAGTCGGATAAGTCCTTCAGCCGCCAGTCACGAATTCGCCCGCTTGCGACAGCCAATGCCCGCCGCACCTCCCGCTCGCGCTTTAGTTGCGTTTCCAGTATAGCAATACGCTTCCTCTTAATAACAATGCTCTTTGCCAAGTTCCTACACCCCAAACAGTCAATACTCATCACTTCTCCTCCCCTTTCGTCCAAACAGTTCCGCAACGGACGCATTTCATGCACTCGTGACCGTCCTTAGTCCAACGACGCATCAATCTATGCCCACGAAGTAGGCAAACCACACGGAGAATCCAGCTCAACATCATTCCGACTCCTCATTCTCATTAATTCTATCCGCACCTTTTTCTACGAGACTTTCCCAAGTAGCTTACTTTGCTCTCAGAAGCACCTCGACTCGTTTGTCGTCCGCCTTCGCTCGCACCACTTCATATTCAAGGCCGTTGATCACTACCGTTTGCCCCTTTGCCGGAAGCCTCCCGACGACGACCGCCTCGTTGTCCGACTTGTTGAGCCAATCACGTAACGTTTTCCCGTCAAACTCCCGCGCTCCCCTGCGCTGTCCGTCCGTTGTTTGCTCTTGCATCGTTACGTCTCCCGTTTCATATTTCTATCAAGTTGATGCGCATCCCCTTTTTGACTCATTACCTTTTGCGGTTTGCTGCCTAGAGCAATTCCCAGAAGCCTCGGTGCGAGCCACGCCGGCATGGGGATATTCCATATGGCCCAGAAAATCACCGATCTCATTATCTTGCTACCTCCGCCGCCGCTCTGTCGTTTGTCAAATTTCTCGCTCATAGGTTCCTCCTCGATGGTTATCCGCAATCATCATCGCAAAGTTTGCCACGTCAGCGCACTCGTCAATCACAGCGTCGCGAAACTCGATACTGTGGAAATTGAGAAGCTTCAGCAATTCCCCAAGCTCCTGGACAAGCCGAGAGACCAGGTGGCTGTCGCGCAAATTGCGCCATCCTGTTTTGTGGCCATTCTTCCGCAGCCGCGCTTCCATATCCTTAGCAAACATGTGTACTGCCGGTCGTAATTCAGCCATTATTCTTGTCCTCGCTTCTCTGTTATACGTAATACTGCTTAGCCATTGACATTTATCCCATCATGCTGGCAGTTCAGTGGTCAGCTCTGGAACCTTCCAGTCAATTCCAAAATCTCCAAACACCGTGGGTGCAATTTCCAACAACTTTTCATATATGCGAATAGCACACAGTCTGATTTCCCACTGCGCATGTCTTGATCCCCTCACTTTCAGAATGTGCCGAAGCTCTCGAAAGTTGACGGTAATTCCTATCTGCGAACAGCAGGCATTCGGCAGGAGGAACCGGGCGTCCTCATTGACTTTTGCTTTTGTGAGACCTTTCTTTTTTGCAGCACGCAAAATCATCATCAACTGTCGATAATTATTGTTTGCTTGTTCTATGTAGTCGCCATAGAACTCCCCAACTGTCCCGTCCGGCCCGAACGTTCCTGGGATGTGCCCATCTAGTATTGCAGACACGAGCGTGTCTTTTATGTCCCGCACCGCACGTGGCGTCACGTAGTAACCCCGCTCGACCATCCCCCGCTCGTCCACATATCTCTGTGACTCCTGGCTAATGGCCATGAGCCGATGCCTAACTAGCTGATGTGTAAACGCACGACTTCCCCCGTCAATAATGAAACTTGCGCTTGCGTGCTCTAATACGGAATGGTGTCCCAACTTGATGAGCTTGTTAATGAGCAGCTTTTGCGTCCTTGCGCGCACATTCTCAGGTGAAGAATCGCCCCTGTCTCTTATCTTTGTTGCAGGTTCACTCTGCCAGCAAATCCTCCCCATTCGTTCGATGACCGCTTCCGGATTAGGTGTGTAAGCAATCATCTGCACCTTTGGCCCCAAGTCACTCCACCGTTCTTCATCCATTATGTTCATCATCTTTCCTCCTTGTAATGGTGACATATCACTTTTCCTCCACCCAATCCAAAGCTTCGCGGATGGCGCGGATTTCGGCTTTGCGCCCGTTGTGTATCTGGTATGGCAATGTAACTTCGCGCACTGATGCGGTGAACAAAAAGCACTTCAGATTGCTCTGCCGATAAGACACAAAGGTCCAGTTACCCATCCTCTTGGGCTTACTCCATCCCCGCGTTGTCGGGAATCCGTGTGGATTGTCCCCATTCTTGGGAGGGGTCTTTGTCGTCACTGTTTCTTCCCCTTATTTAAGCTTGAGAGGATCAAAGCTCCAGTTACGGCTATCGCTATCAAACATACAATCCAAGCCACAACTGCGAAGTAGAATCCAAGTCGGTACGCGCAGTAGAAAGCACCCATTTCAATAAAGGTCAGCACAAACAGAACAGCCACAATAATGCAGAAATTCCGCCAGAAGTTCATTTCTCTACCTCTTTCAACTTCAAGTTTTTCTTGTTCTGTAAAGCGTTCCGCAAAGCCTCGATGCTGGCCATAAGCTCGGTTTTGCCATCCTGGCATGGTGGTACAAAATTCGTGCGCTCAAGATTTTCTAATAGAGTTTTTGCTGCCTCCTTCAGCAGGTCACGTTGTGCTATAGCTTCATCGCGTTCCAGCATCACAGCGTCACGTATTTTGAGGTCCCCCTCAATACGCCTTGCAAACTGCGCCTTTTGTAGCATGATTTCCTTAGTCTGGCGGTTGATACGTTCACCTAGAGATGCGGCGTATTCTACCATTTTCCTCAGCTTGTCGCGCAAGTCTGCAATACGTTTATTCAAGGCCACAATACGTCTATTAGCACACTTCAATGAACATGGGCTAACATCACAAGATTTGCCACATATTTCACATATACCATGTGCGCTCATACATCCATCCCTCCGTAACTCCAATTTGACTGCTTACGTGCCCATTTTCTTGTGTATAGCAAACGTTGCCGCTGGCCTCGTCCACGCTCGCCGAAGCCGCCGCCATTCCTGTGAATATTCAATCCACCTGTCGGGAGGTTGGTATAGCATCGCAAATGGCAAGGTGCCAACTTCCCAAGCTTGCTCTAGCCGTTTTGTTGCTGCAGCCAGATTGTCATTGCCGTATCCAATCAAAACGAAACAACGTATCTGTCGGCGTTTATATCCCGCATGTAAAAGTTTTGCAGTGGCTTTGCGCACCGCTGGCAACTGTCCTGGTCTGTCATACGCCAGAAAAAGCTGTCGCATTCTTCGGCGCAGCCTCCCTAGTTGTGTGATAAACCAATCATCGATTCTACCAGCTTCTAGCCCACCTGTAAACTCTGCTGGTTCTGGTTGATGGTTAAGCATGTCGATCACTGCTCGGATGTGCGATCGCGGGCAGGCCGTTATATTATTATCTTGAATTTTCCAACCATCTCTTATTGGCAATGTCCTCAGCTTTCCCTCCCGCAGAGGGACCAAACAGAACTTACACCTATTTGGGCATCCCCGATGTGTTATGACATTTCCATAACTCATATATCGTCCAGGCACAAAATCTCCACCTGGATCGTCCAGAGCGGGACCACCAAGTTTGACAATTGGGCAATGCTCGCGCCAGATATCGACGAGTTGTCGTGCCTTGGGCAGGTCCCATGTAAACGTGCAGGAAACATGGACTTCGTCCTCTATCTCCATTTGAAAGGGTGACCTCTGCCACAGCGTTGTAGCGTATTCGTCGTTGGGTGTCGCTCTGGTTCGCCTCGGGAACACTCGTAGTATCTTTAATCTACGTGCCACGCTGCCAATCCCTATTAATTATTTACAGAAATCCCAAGCCGACCTTGATATTTCACTTATCCATCTTCTTCTTTCTTCTCTATTGCCCTAGCAATTGCTATGTCACATTTAAGTTGCCCCACCGATGCAGCTTCGCTAGAAAAGTCGTGGGCTATTTGCCAGCGTCTAATTCTGTTGACGTCATTGAGTAATTGGCAAAGCGCCTCTGCGAGGGAAAGCGTCTTGTCTCCAACCACATTCTTAATCCGGAATTGCTCCACCGATAGTTCAATTCCTGGCGACTGTTCAACACTGTAAACATCATAGACTCCCATATCTTATCTCCTTACGTTCATTGCGTGTGCCAACCGATATATCACAGCGTGTGCTGCCTCCGTTGCGCTGTTTGATCCGTGCTCTGCAACGGTCAATGGAGCTAACAGGAGCTCGCATACTTCGTGGAAGGCTGTGCGATTTAGTTCGGATTTATTAGTTGGTGTTATTGTCCAATTTATTCCTAATGTGATCAAGGCCGTTCGGCTGTCGACTCTCCAGCTACAAGTTGCCTTTGCTTCTGGAGTATCATCATGGTCGTAGTCCATCCGCCAGTCTGTTAGCCCAAATCGCTTAATCCAGTATCGACAACGCTGTTTGAAGTAATCAAAGTCTTTCTTCGTCGTTTTCACGGCTCCCCCCTCCATTCGTTTTTCCGCTGCTCTACTATCCATTCGTAAAGGCATTTGCCCGGACATATTGTATGCCCCAGCTCACAATGCCCCACTACACGACCTTTTACATGTGCTCTGATTACATGTCCTAATGCTGCTAACGCTTCTGGTGCTGGCAAACGCTTATCGAAGTTTCCTATCATACATATTCCTAGTCTGTCATTATGCCCTTTGCAGTGTGCTCCTACTAAATGTCCAGCAAACCGGTATGTATATGTAATTTTACCCTGGGTGTCAATAACAATGTGATACCCGATTCCATTCCATCCCCGCGACTTGTGATCGGCATCCATTCCTGCTACTGTGGATGTATCACTCCCAGAATGATGTACTACAGCACCCGGCCACTGAACATATCGTGGCAGATTCTGCGACTTAATAACATTCTCCATGGCTTGATTTGCTTCTTTTGTGGCTCGATTAGCCTCCTCGATAGCTTGATTAGACTCTTTTGTTATCTGATTTGCAGCCTTTATAGCTTGATTTGCTTCATTCACTCTTTGATTTAGTTCTGTCATTAATTGTCCTCCAATTTCCACGGTTCGATTAGCCTCTCTTGTTTTTTGGTTTGCAATCTTTATAGCTTGTTTAGCTTCCATCTTAGCCTGTTCTGCTTCCTGGATTGATTTAGTGGAAAGCTGTTCTGCTCGAACTGCGTTATCCACAATTTGAGCCGCACGCATTGAAGCAACCACATATCCAGCACCAAACCCAATTATCACCAGCGCTAAGCACAACGTTACATTCACAACGAGTTTCATAAACGCCATTTTCAGTCTCCTTTGCTGAACGTCAAACACCTAAAATCAGAAGTAGTTGTCTCTCTATATATCCCACCCGGTCGTCCATGTCTGCTGTCCACAACACAGAGCTAGTGTTCCACAGTTGCGGGAATAGTATGTTTATTCCGCCTGCTCGCGTGAAGGAAAGCGCGTTTGATGGCCTATCGTCTATAAGAACCGTTCCTTCTTTCGCCAGAAGATGCTTGTTTGATGCATCGACAAAAATAATACTTTTCTGATAATCCTCACCAAGGAACCGTTTTAGCCAGAGTGCTTTTCCCAGGTAGCTGTTTGGGCAGTGTCCTGGTGCTGTGCATACAAACGTAGGCGCATATTGTTTACACGTCTTGAAGAGAGCATCTGCCCAAGCAAACTTTGGAACCAGAGTCCACCATCTAGCTCCGGCTGCATCAATTCGTCTCCAGAGTTCTTCTTCTACATATCCTTCAGCTTTGTCTAGCAGTCGGGCTAGTACTGGATATATATTGTAATTTCCTTGACATTCCCTCACATATTCTTTCGGATCCACCTGCATTATTCGTGCGGCACTTGCTTGCCAGTTTGCCAAAACACCGTCCATATCTAGCAGAATCGTTTTAATTTCCATGTGATAACTCCTTTGCTTTTTCAACAAACACCACAACTACGGCCCAAATCGTCAAGACAAACAGAAGCACCGGCCATACTAACACAAATACTCTAAGCCATTCTGGCTCGATATCCTTCTCAAACGCCCTCCACACCGAAGGCATAGCTTCAACCCACATTATCAACATTACTACAAACCAGAACATGTTTTCACCTTCACTTTCTTTATCGCGTGCCTTAGCTTGACCTGATTTGATTGCAGCCAATCTATCATCTCATCTAACGTTCCTCCATAGAATACCGTAATGCCGCCTTGTCTTTTCTGAAATACTCGAATATCTGCATTTACCATGACCATTGCATCATCTGTCCTCTGTTGGTAATGCACTTGTACAATTTCATTGTCTTTGAACATGTAGCTGCAATCCACGTATCCCGGCAGTGTGTTTGAAGTTGCACTTCTTTTAATCCGCGCAGCTTTGCGAATAATCCTTGCCACTGTCATGCCCCCTGTTCTATGTCTACGTCTTCCAAATTGAAATCAATTGTGTCAAAAGTTGATTTGTGTTCTGTTGCTCAGCAAGCAGATCGTCAAGTGTGTTCATCAGAACCGCCATTCCATCTTCCACTCCAAGGGCGCGCATTAACCAACGGATGCCCTCTATGAATCCCTGTGGGCCTTCTATTTGTTTTCGCAGAACGCGAATTTGCTCATCTTCGAGCTTCTCGTGTTTAGTTTCACGCACAATTGCGGCATGTTTCCTTAACCATTTACGGCATGTATAATAGGTGTTCCGTGCAGACTCTACTGTTAATATCAAACCCATCTCCCTTTTTAGAAGCGCCTGGAATCGAAACTTCCACGCATTCCCACCCTTCCCCTTTTGCGACCGAGCTTTATCGCCGAGCTGCACGATTAGTTTTCTCTCTGCAACGGAATAAGCCATTACTAAAAGCCCCTTACAACTTTTTCACACGTCGAGCGCGTCTAACACGGCCAATGTTATTGATCCAATGTGACTCGGACTTGTAAAGATGTAGATAGTCCATTAGACTCAGCACGCTTTCACTCAAATGCCAGCTACCTCTTCTCACGTCGGGCTGTTTTTTAATGACCCGCAACAGGTTAAGGTCCTGCAAAATGTGCCTTGTGGTGGCTTCCGGAAATCGAGTCCATTCCGATACCTCTTTCGCCGTTACATAATCATCACGCCCACGCAGATACATCTGTTTAACAACTTCTTCTACACGGTCTGGCGCAGTGTCGCACGCCACCTGAACAATTGTTTCATACGTGCTCATACTAATCTCAGATTCCCATTTCCAAATACCAATCCCGAGTGCGAGTGTCGCAAACTGCTTAGCGAGACGTGTCCCAATTTCGTGCATTGGCTTAAATGTAACTAGGCCAGTATATCTTTCACGGTCTACAACTCCACGAAGCCCTGCAATCCACTGAGCTAAGCGCCTAATCCGATCTCGCATTTCAATGGGAATTGTTGGCACGTTTTCGTCGGAAACAGGGCGGTCTAGAACAGCTTTTGCTGTTGCACGCAGACTCGTACGCATCTTGGATTCTTTTGTGATGTTCTCGAGTGCTTTATCAATTACCGCAGCACCGCCGCTTATCCGAGCCGCCTGTTTGATTCTATATTTGATAAAGCGTTCACCTAATACGCCGGAAACACCGGCCCACCTTTCAATAATTGGGGTGACTCCCGCCAGAACGCCAAAAGTGCTTTTGTAGCGTCTGACAATACCATTGCCGAAATCTCTAGAGGTTTCACCATCGTAGGCGTCGCGAAACTGGCCAAGAATTGTATCCCGGGATGTAACATCCATGCTAAGAATAGTTGTGAAGTCCTTGATGGCCAGCACCTTGCCGTCTAACTTTGGAATCAGAGACGGGTCGCCCCCACCAGCAAAGTTTGCTCCACTAATAAGCGTTTTTGGAGTTATGCTCGTTGTTATATATATCAGTGGGGCATCGTTTAAGCTCATTATTAATTCGCTTTTACTACCTCCTGGCGGTGCAACCAAGAAAATCCACAACGGGTCGGCTGATATTCTATTTGCGAAGATAGAACCAAATAATACATCAAGTATTTCCGGGTTTGATATGTGCAGCCATTTTCTATACTGGCTTATAACAACATCTGGCGGTACACCCTCTCCAGTGGGGTTGGGAGGCGCGCTAACGCCTGCTGCGCCAGTGGCGGTGGGTGTTGTGCCATCTCCGATTAATTGTGGTGGCGTCTCGCGCAGCCGTTCATCAACAAACTTCAAAGTTGTAGCTGGGTTCTTACCTGTCTGCAAATATAGGTCGCGAAAGTCAAACTTTTCAGGGTATCCTGGCGGCCAGTGTAGAAATCGTATTTGCTGGACCGCTCCTGCCAGCAAACGGTTAATGCGATGCGCTCCACGTATACCAGCCTCATCGTTGTCTGGTATGACGATTATGTCTCTTCCGTAGAACCCCTCAATGAGTTTGTTGGGGAAGTTACCCGCGCCAGGCGACGCGCATACATCGTCGTGGCGCTTCATTCGCCTGAGGCATTCCCAAATTGCCATGCCATCCCACTCCCCCTCGGCCACCCAAATCACCCGTGTGCTCCGAAGTCTTTCTGGCACGAAGAAACTTAGATGGCTGCCTGATGTACTAAGTGTTCGTTTCTTTTTTAGTCCAGCAGATGGGATTATATAACGATGAATATCAGTAGTTATACCCTTCTCATTTCCTCTGGCGGGAATACTATAAAAGCTCCCACTCCAGCCCACCCCCCACGCCCTGAATGTTTGAGGCCGAAGCCCTCGATCCTCGGATAACACTGTTATGGGGCCCTCAATCAGACTCGCTGCGTACTTTCTAGATATAAGTGAAAGGAACATATCAAAGTTACCACTGCGGCCGCAGCGCTTGCAGTCCCATAACATTGATTCCACGTTCACCAAGAACTTGTTCGCCTTGCCGCAGAAAGGACATATCCCCACAGCCTGCGTCTCTCCTGACGTGCCTGTGAATATAACACCGTGCTGGGCAAAACCCCGTAATCTCGGAGGGACATCCATTGCGCCTCCCATCACTTTTGGCTTGGCGGTTGTATGATAGTAACCTCAAATGGGAAATGGGGTATAATCTTCTTCCTTCCGCTTTTTCCTCTGCAAACTAATCATAGTGCTAATCCATGCGTTTAGCTGCACTAATTCCCCCTTTGCCAGATAGTGGGCTCCTGGCCGGACACGTATTATCCCCGTCTTTGCGCAGATACTATCAATAATCTCTCCTCGTCTATGAACCATGTTGCCCTCCCCTATCTAGTTAGATAGCTCAAAATCGGTTTGCCTCGCCCAGCTTGCAGTAGCTATTTTGATTTCTACTTTCATCGGAACTTTAAACTGGGGGAAATCTTCCATTGCTGCTCGCACGTTTTGGAAAACTTCCTGGGCGTCCTTAAGTCGCTTTCGTGGGCACTCTATTATAACTTCGTCGTGAATGGGAAGCAGCAGCGCAACTTCGCCGCCCGTTTGTTCCTCGAGTATTTTGGCCACACGCACTTGTGCGCGCTTGAGTACCCCAGCCGCAGTTCCTTGAATATAATAGTTAGTTCCATAAAAGGGTTTATTTCTAGGAACGTAAAGCCTCCGCCCAAACTTCGTTGTGATATATCCGCTTTCGCGCACGTCGGCTTGAATCTTGGAGGACAAATTGCAAAGTCGGGGAAACTTCCTTTGATATTTAGCATATCGGCGTCTGCCAAGTTCAGGAGGAATGGCTAAAATAGTAGATGCAGTGGACGCTCCAGAACCATACGGAATTGCGAAGTTGCAATTCTTTGCGGAGCCCCGCAGCGTACTCCACTCGGCGTCCCCCTTCTTAAAAGACGAGAATCCTTGCTGTATTATATTATCCACAGCGGAAAACTCCCGACGCTCTTCTGGCGTAAATGGTGGATAGAACACTCTTGCCGCCATAGCATGTGGATCGCCGTCCTGCTTCTTAAGCTCACGAAGTAATATATCGTCACCTGATGAATCAACTAACAGCCTTAGCTCAATGCCTGCGTAGTCGATGTGGAAGTTAACATATCCCGGTCGTGGCCTAAAAACGGTCCTTGCTGGAATTGGAAATGGATTCTTAAGAACACCTAACTTTTCCACGTTCTGCAAGTTAGGTCGGCTGCAAGACTCACGGCCCGTTCTCGTCGCGCCACATGTTCTAATGTCAGGATGTATTATGCCGCCAGCATCAGCATGTTCGAGATATGATGTAAGTATAGATATCCCATGACTCCACGATCGGTATTTCAGAATCAAGTCTATCACCGGGTGCGGATTAGTTAGACGCAAAGGAAGAAGTGCGTCGTCCTTGTCGGTAGATGGCTGTTCTGTTACTTTTGTTCTTTTCAGTACGGGAAGTTTAAGCACGTCAAAAAGAAGATGCGCCACTTTAGCGGTTTGTGTTGGTGAAAATGGCTCGCCAGTATGCTTCTTAGCAATTTCACCAAACTCTTCTCTCACGTCCTGGATGTCGTGTTTTAGTTTTGATATGACTTGCTCACACTTGTGCCGGTTGAGCATAAGCCCGCGTCGTTCCATCCGAAGGGTTACACGAATAAGATCCAATTCCATCTGATATATTTCACGCCATTGCTTATTTGCGAGAATCATAGGATGAAAAAACAAGTGCAATAACATACACCGCTCAGCATCTAGTCGCTGGTATGTTGTCATTACGTCTTCAGGAACAATCTGGTAATTAAAACTATTTTGACCGCGGATAAACGACTTGATCGCAGTCTCGTCATCTCTGGGAATACCAGCTAGCTCCCATGCTAGGTCTTTGAGTCTGTGAGTTGGGTGGTGAGACTGGCATATATGACTCTGAATTGATGTGTCGTGAAACGGTCCTAACGAAACGGGAATTCCTAGCTCCTTCTCAGTAAACCCAAGATCGAACTTGGCGTTGTGCATGATTTTAGTAAAGCGTGAATCCTTCACCCAAAGATTGTAGAGCGCCTTGTGTCCCATAATCTGCCTGACTCGACTGCCATCTAGTCTGTGCACATTAGTTATACCACTAGGTGTACAAGTACTAAACGCAAACATCTTCACACCATCAAGATGTGGGCACAGCCCAGTAGTTTCCGTGTCGTAGCTAATAACGCTCTCAGGCATTTGCCACAATCTCCAGTGATATTGATAGTGGGGAGTGGGGCACCCCAACATAACTACTCGAGATGCCCCATTTCCCTTTGTTTTGTTTTGTTATGTTTCTAGTTTGTTACCGCCTTTTCCTCCTCACACTCTTAGATTTTACTGTTGAGCCCTTTTTGACCTTCTTCGACTTCGGCTTTTCAAGTCCGCCAATGCCCTCGAGAAGTTCAATTTCCTCGGGAGCAAGCTGTTCACGCTGCCACTCATACTCTTTAATCTTGGCGATGACGGAATCTCTGGTATCGTCCTCATCCACTTCGATGTCTTGCGCTTGAGCGAATGCAAGAAGCGCATCCTCGTCGTCGTAGGACTCTTCAGCCTCTTCAGCCTCTTCAGCCTCTTCAGCCTCTTCGGCCGAGACCTGCGAGAGCTCCTCGAAGCCGACTTCCCAGAGCACCCCTTCGCCGTCCTCGATTCTAGCATCGGTGCCCTTTATCGACTGTATAACACCTGTTATGGTGTTCTCATCCTCGTCCTCAAAGGACACTTCATCGCCGACCGCAAACAGCGCATCAGCAGCCGTCGAAGCTTTCTTCGCCTTTGACTTCGACTTCACTTCTGCTTTTGATTTGCGGGACTTGGCAGCAGTTGGCGGAGGCTCACTAGCATCTTCAGCATCTTCGTCCGCCGGAGGTGCGCCCTCATCTAGCAGTTGCAGCACGCGGACATTGACGAATCCGCCCTTGCTTTCCTTTGCTGCACCAGTGTAAATAGGTGCGTCATGCGCAATTGCCGCCACAACCTCCTCGATATCCTCCGGGTTCTCTGGGACCTCGTAACCCATCTTCTCAATCCACTGCGCCACAAATCGAGGTCCTTGTGCCGTTTCAAGCTGGAGATAGTCGTGAATGACTTCTCCCTGTGACTCTCCCTCCAAAATTAAATGCTCGCGGTGGATCTGCAAGTTGCCGCTGCTCTGCGACTCCACCACAGCAGCACCTTGAAGCTGAAATGTGAATGTGCCCGTGGGTGCAGGCGGTGCATCTTTGCCCATTCTCCACGTTTCACGCATTGCCTTTAATCTGTTTGTGAACTCTCCCATAGCCAGAATCTCCTATCTCCAACGACGTGTGTGAACTAACTCTACTGCTCTCTCCTGTGATCTCTGCTGGGGCATTACCTCCTTTCTTAACTTTCTTTATTTTTGAGCTTCGTCACTTTCTTCAGCCCTCCTCTAATTGCACCTAACTTGCTTTGCGCCAGCGAGAGTTTTGTAGCTTTCGCTGTGCTTCTAGCAGTTGAAAGTTGCCGAGGGTCTATGCCAACATTCTCACCCTGGAATGCAGCGCGAACAATCTCGTACGGAGTCTTACCACCATCTTCTGGGTTGGGAAACGGTAAATACCGTGGCATTTTTCCTCGATGTTTTGCCAGAATCACGTCATCACCTTCAGTAATCATAACTCGAATGAGTTGGTTCTTGTTGTCCCGCATGTATTCCACGTAAAACATAAAATCTGTAATCGCCTGCACAACGCCAAGCGCTTGTCCGCTCATTGAGGGGAGTACTATATCAAATGAGTCTGCGCCAGGATTCTCTACTTCCCGCATTTTGTAGTGGCTCGTCATAATGACGCCATAACCTGCCTGCCTGATTCTGTAAATCTGAGTTATGAATTCCTTCTTAAGCTCGGTCCAGCCGCGCCCAGACCTATCACGCTTGCCTGTGGAATCCTGACTAACATGGTCTATGCCCAACCGCCTGCAAACATAATGTGCACACAGGTCGTACGCCCTATCTACCGTGTCAATTGCAACGTACGTGAAAGGACGCTCCCCTTGCGCCCCAACAAGTAGTTCAATAGCGCGCCGGAAGATTTCCCAACTTGTGACGCCTCCTGCATCGCTGTTAAACTCTGCAACGTCTAAATGCTTCAGGCCTGGTTCCGTTCCGAGAAACACAGTATTTGGGAATGAAGCAGCTGCGCTGCTTTTTCCAATGCCCGTTGCTCCATAAAAAAGGATCATGTAATTAACCAGCTCACTGTCTACTCCCTTTGTTTTCGTTGGCAGTGTGAGATTAGCAACCTTCGAGTCGACTGCAAGACGCGTTCTTCTTTTGAGAGCAGTCCTTTGAGCTTTACCCTCTCTTCTTTTTACCGGCATCGTCATTCTCCATCTTCGAGTTCACTGAACAATCTACCCGTCCGCACATAACCCGCCATGCTATTGCTGGCGCACGCTTCTATATATGGGCAATCATATCGCCCCAAGCACGCGCTTTCATTTTTGTATGTTGATATATCACCAGCAAGCCACGCTCTAAACTCAGTTAGCTTTGCTTCAAGCTCGTTCTCAAACAGCGTCTTCGTGGCCTCGGGATATGTGACCTCATACCGCTTGAAATAGTGCTCTGGTCTCTTTTCACAGTCATCTCGAATGCGAACCGCGAAGTCTTCTAATCCTTTCGTGTTTTTCAAGCCAGGCCGACGTATTATATTGTAGTCCACGCCAGATATATGATCAACGTTTGGTATCAAGCCCGTCTCGGCTTCAGCAGATATGAGATAGAATAGATTCTGGAAGTCAAAAGCTAGAATCTGCTCGATGGATTCGCTGATTCGAGACTTAGTTTTAGATTCAAGAATCCAGGCCTCACGCACTCCGTCCTTCCGTGTTATAGTAAATAGGCCGTCGCGTTTTCCCCGCAGTCTGAATCCTCTCCATTGGACGTCAAATGTGCTTTCTAGCTGAAGCCACTGTCTTGCTGAGTCCGCCTCCGCCCAAAACTCTACATAGCTCGGCCACAGTGCTTGCATCATAATTAGGTCTTCCATAGTGCTCTCAGCGCTCCGACATATCTTTGTGCGTGCACGCA